CCCCTTTGTCATCTTTTTCTTTTATGTTGTATGGTGGGTAAGTTGAAACTCTTCTGAAATTATCAAAAAAGTCATTTTGAAAACCAAGAAAATGGTTACGTAATATATCTAGCTCGTTCATATAAACCTCCTATTTAAGCAAGATTAGTAGGACCCATTACGGCATCCATAAGTATTATATAAGGGTTTCGTTGTATAAATCAAGCTTTTTCATAAAAGCATCAGTAGCACGTGTAAACTTTTCACCTGTTAATTCAAAGCGCTGAAAGGTTAAATCACGTGAGCACATAAGAACTACACCCTGGTCTATTTCCGTATTAAAAATAGAATTGTGGGCCGCGGCGTACGCTGCAAGCTGCATTAGATAGTCTTGAATCCATTCACGTTTCTTTGGTCTATTTGTTTGTTTAAAATCCATGATGGTTGGGCGTCCTTTATATACACCAATCATATCGGCTGTTCCTGCATACTTCCCAGGATTATATAAGTGTACCTCTGATCCCCATATTTCTGTTATGTCATTAAACGCTTCATCTATTATCTTTTGCGCCATTTTTTCTGCTTGTATACCTATTTCTGTAAGATCTTTGTATTTATCTCCGTTCACAAAACGTTCTATATATAGGTGGAGCGCGGTGCCAATCTGACCAGCACTCTTAATGATTTGCTCAGCTTTTTTTTCTCCTACCTTAGCACGCCATTGCTTTAAAAACGTTTTGTCTTTAGTTTTAGATAATATTGTAGTAACTGAGGGCAATGCCTCACCATCGGGTGTAAGATATAATCTTCCATCCCCTTCTTTACGTTTCAGTTCTGCGTAATTATATTTCTGTATAATTTTCACTGTGACATTATATCACAGTTTATACTTTTCCGCCACTATTATATAACATCCAATCACGCTTACCAGCTGCGTTTTTCTTTTTCATTATCTGGCCTATGTAATTAAATATTTGTGAATCTTTTAGTCCCATTTCTCTTAGTCTATTAATTACAGAATAGAACATAGAAATTTTAGAATTGTCTATCATATCTTGAGGTGGGTGAAAGTGAGTCATGCCTGTTCCACGATTTTTCATTGATCCCATATCTCTAATATCTTTATTCATTTTCATTCTTCTAATTACACCAGGGTTAGCAATGTCTGATCCCATTGCTCCTTTGCTAGGTCTAATAGCATAATGTGCAGATTCAAAAGGTTCTGCTGACCACCATTGACCAGGCTTTACACCTGCGTTAGATTCTAAACCTGTTTTAGAAATATATTTTGCATCAGGATATAAAGTTTCACCTCTAAAAAGATTATTTATTATTCCTTTTCCTTCTCTAATTTGTTTTCTTAAAGGAACCGTATCAACGTGTGTAGGTAATTTTGCTAACTCTTCTGGGGTTAACTTTGCTTTTGCCATGTAACCTTCCATAGGTTTTCTTTTGGCGTACCCTCTAAAAAATTCAATAGCTTCTGGTAATCTTGATTGATCACCTATAGTGCTTTCCCAATAGTTTCCTTGTACTATATTTTTTCTGGCTCTTTCTTTAAGTGCTTTTCTAGCTAGTGCTCTTAATATTCCTGATATCATAAATGAGGATTTGGTTTTGGTAAAGATGTTATTCCCACGGAAGGTTGAGGAGGTTGATAGCTACTTGTAATTGCATCCATATCAAGTCCAAAAGAAGTTCCTATGCCATAATCTTTTTGAGCATTATAATTCATTAAAAAATTAGCATTGGCAATATTTTGAGGATTAATATCATTAACACGATCTAGCATGCTACTTGGTTGACCGTGCCCACCGAAAAAAGTTTCATCAATTCCGTGAATGGCTGGATGAAAAGCTGCCTTACTAGAAAAATGTCTGTTATACATGTAATTTTTTCCTGGATCATACTTGTTTGCCATCTGCATATTAAAAGGTTGTTTTGTTTCTCCAGCGTAAGGATAAGGTGAAGTTTCTAATAAAAATGGATATCTATGAACTGCTCCATGTAAACCTTCATGGCCTAAAATATTAGCTTTAGTCGCCATATCTTTTGTGTAATATGGATCAAGTTGTATTGTTCCTAAAGGATTATCATCATATCCTGTTCTAAATAAACCAGCAGGATCACCATCATAATCTGCAACTTCCCCCACTTCTGCTCCTGAATCAATGTATTCACGTAAATAATCTAAAGCAATTTGAGGATAGTTTCTTATTGGAAAAAATCCTTTGCCTAATGCTAGCTCAGGGCTATCGGTTATCTTCGCAAGATAATCCATCATAGGTATATCTTCCTCATATTTAGGTCTCGTAATCCACGATCTTGTGTCATAATTTTCATACGAAGGATTAACAAAATCTTCCGCCGCCTGCATTTCGTCATAATATGAAGGTTCCTGACCAACCATTTCTCCATCCCATATGTCCATAAGATATTGAATAGCTTCTTCTTTAGTTAAATCTTCAGATATATAAGGGTTAGGAGCGTAAACTTGATTGGCTGGAATAAAACCCATGTGATTTGGGTTTAAACCAGGTAAATAATTCCGATCATCAAAAACAGGAAAGTTACTAGAATCTAATAATTGATCTTCACTTAAATAATTAAAGTAAGATGGTATAAAACCATAAGGTGCTTTTAAATCGCTTAAATAATCATAAATTGCTTCTAAATCACTGGTGTCTAAAACAGTTTGATCTAAATTACCTTGTTTCCATATTGATGTAGGTTTTCGTTTAATTGGAATTACTTCATCATGAGTATGATCGTGACCTAAACCCATTACTCGCCTTTAGATAAGTATCTATTGACTGCTGACGTACTGTATGGTCTTTTTCCTACACGTGATAATTCTGCAGCTGCAAGATCTTCTAATGTCATTGGTGACATTTCTGCTTCTCTAATCATGTCATCTAAAAATCCACGTGACCACCAACCATCAGATCCCATTTCCATGTACCAATCGTCCATTTCTTTTCTAGCATCTGGCTTTGCTCTAAAGTAATCTGAGACTTTTCTAAATCTATTTGGATCGTTTCCAACTTTACCTCTTACATAATTCATAAAGGTACCAGGGTGAGAATCTAAATATCTATCAGAACCTTCAGCCATAAATTTAGCAATACCTAGTCGTGATTTATCAGATACATTAGGGTCTTTTAAATTTCTAACAGGTCGCATGTCAGGATGTTTTTTAATTATTTCCAACACACGCTTCATTGCTGGACGCCCCATCATTTTTGATAACTGACTAAGTATACCGTACACTTATGCACACTCCTTCATGTGTTTTGCCATTTCTTGTGCTCGATTAGGTGTCTGTTTTGCCCAACGTGAGTCAAGCATTTGGACAGACGCTTCAGCGTAATCAGGTGGATCTTGCTGAAGGGCCTGCCACATTTTTCGAAACTTGGAAACTCCGTTCCCCCCAAGCTGAAAAATCATTTCAATTATTAAAATTTTTGCATCACTAGATATTTTTAAATCTTTGCACATGTCATCTGCTTGATCAATTGCAGACTGTAAATCTTTTTCTAAAATACCCATTAAGAAATCTTCTTCGTATTCTTTGTCATCTTCCCAAAAGTCTTCAACGCAGAGGTGCCCTACGCCCACCGTTCTCTTTCCTAGGGTATCTAGGTATACCTTGTTACGGTATCCTTCGTGTCTTTTAACAGACTCTAAAAGTTTATCCATGTCAATCATAATCTATCCAATTTTTTATTTATGTTTTTAACCTCCGTCTCTATGACAGCGATTCTTGATTCTATTTTTGTAAACATCATCAAAGCTTCTTCTATTCTATCCATGTCTTTTTCCATGGCACTAACACGTTGTGATGTCATCCCCCATGTAGCACCAAGTGCTATAAAAATTCCAACAATCCAAATTGCATCTCTTATACTCATCCAATTACTCCTGCATTTTTAGCTTGCTTAAGAAAAGGATTATCTTTTATACCTTTTTGTGGTTCAGTAAATTTTCCATCATTACCCATGACTGGATTCAATCCACCAACTGCACCACCTTCATTCATACCATATTGATTAGCAAGTGCTTGGTCCGTGTTGCCTGTATACAGCGCACTAGCTGCTGGTGCATTCATTACAGTGCTTCCTTTAATAGAAGATCCTGTGGTGTCACCAGCTGAATAAGTATCATCATACATCGGCGCCGGAGCTGATTGTTGGTTTTGATAACCAAGTGTCTCTCCTATTGGTGCTGTTAAAACATCAGGTGTCATTCTTTCAATACCTTGTAATACTTTTGGTGCACCTTCAACAATAGAGTTTGCAATATCAGCCATAGAGTTTCTATTCTGATTAG